GTGGAATTAGGACTATCCGAATTTACCAATTCGATCATAGTGACAGTAGGAGGCAACTTTAACCGGGCAATCTGGGAACTGGCTTCTAGGTTCAAAGAGTCAAAGAATCTTATCTTCATGGCGGATGCCGACGCCTACGGGGTTGACATGCTCAGGACGATTCAAGTCGGTACGGAATCGTCTAGACACCTCTCCTACAAATTCCCGCCTAAGAAATACCCCAAGATCTACTTAGCCGGCTTCTTCCCCTCAATCGGGGAAAGTCTAGATCTACCAAACGACGTGGAACAGAAGAGGCCCTTGCAAAACGTCTTCGTTAAGCAAAGGGTCCACTTCCTAATGAGCCATGGCCTACTCGACCAGAGGGACTATGATGCCTGGGCCCACGACAAGACCTATGAATTGGAATCCTTGTCGGCGGGTTTTGAGAACGAGAAGGGTGAACCTATCGGTCTCGGCATTTACATCGTCGAGTATATGAGGATGTTCAATATCCCGGTCAAACCGCCTATGCCTCCGGATGATCAACTCAAGAAGGACTTTGACGCCGCTGCCAAGACGGAGTTAGAGAGAGAAATTCACGAGGCGGTCAACTATCCCACCTTCTTTTGGGACCTGTACAAATTCTTTACCGACCACAAGGCGACTCTGGAGACTAGGATCCTAGAGGATCTGATGCCGGCTTACGAGGAATGTTTGGAGAAAGTCACACCGAAGGAAATCAAGTTTCATATCTGGAAGCAGTACGAAGCGGATCCTAAGATCGCCCAATACGACATGGCTGCAATCGCTCATAAACTCAAGACTAAATTTGAAATCAAGGTTGACTGGGCAATGGAGGATTTTGCTAACTCCTTCGAGCAACTCCAACAGACCTATGAACAGCCGGAATTTATTAACAAGGTCGAATTTACTCCGATTCACAATGAGACTACCTATGAACCGAATGGATACGATCTAGTCTTGAAGAGGATCGGGGCGAAGGACAAGGACGTCAAGAAGGTTCGTGAAGCTTTATGGGTCCGGTTTCAAGATGATCCTCGGTTGAAGAGGAGTTTAGATGAATAAGCGGATCTCGATAAGATTATCAACTAATGACTATCGTTATTTGAAATCGAGGCCTATTACAATAAGTCAATGGGTTAGATCTGCCATTAGAAGAAAAATTCATGAAACTGGGGCTATCTTACGGAGACGGAAAGTTCGAAAAACCAACGAACCTGATTTTAAAAAGAAATGTTATGACGAAACAAGAAAGTGGGTGGAAAAGAATAGAACTCACGTTAGAGATTACGCTCGAGTTTATATGAGGAAACGAAGATCGAAACAGAAGAGGGTAAATAATGTTCTGTGATTCCTGTGGGGAGAGGACGAAGGCTTCGGTCCCGTTAGAGGTAAAATACCCTGACGGGGCCAAGACGGTAATCAACCTCTGTCTGGACTGCAACGAGAAGATCAAGGGGTCTAGGAAGAGGTTAGTAGTCGAAATGCTTAGGATCCTAACGGAGGACGAGACTTAGTGCACTTCAGGACGAGGGACGGGACAATGAAGGATCCTGATATTCATTCTCTTTTATTCGCCACCCAACATTTCATGTTCATGTCTTGGGACGAGAAGGGAATTAACCTTCATCTTGCAAAGGACATTCTTATTGAAGGTTGGTTCCTAGATCAAGTCCGGTTTGTTTCTGAAGAGGAATGGGTAGAACTGATGAAGAAGGTTGAAGTGGAAAAGGAGAAGGCTTCATCATATGTCGTATAGTCATGAGGTGATTGAATGGAAGTGAAAATAGGGAATCACGTCTTTGAAGACAGTAAAGTCTTAGCCTCTATGCTCAGAACAGGAATGGCTAAAGCTTACGACCTGTCCGCAAAGGCCCGAGAACAACATGATGACGAGGCCGTCTTTCTGAATGGGGTTAAGATCAAGGCCACTCAGGAAGAAATTAGGGAGTACTGGAGGGTCAAGCTCTCTCATCCCTCTAAAGTTGAGAGAGAAATTCAACCGGGAGAAGTGGTGGTTAATCCATGGCTGTGAAAAGAAAAGATCTAGGTCCGATAAACACGACTGAATGCGGAATGGTAATTGAAAGGATTGCCCTTCCAAGAGGACAGATTCATAGAGACTATATCGCCCACTGTCTCCGTTGGTCCTACGTCCTTAAGCAGGTCAAGATCGGAATGCAGATCATAGACGTTGGATGCGGTTCATTTCCCCTTCTCAAGGCCCTCTACTCGAACAAGTTGAAACCGAGATTGTACGTTGGTCTCGATATTCGAAAGTCGGTGATCGAGAAGATGATGAAGTTCAAGACTAACTTTACCGTCATAGGGCATGAGACTGACATCCGGGTAGAATCTCTACCGATACCGGAAGAAGTCGTCTTTACAGCGGGACGACCATTCGGGGCATTCACGACTCAAACTGAAGGTTACGACATAGCCGTCTGCTTGGAAGTAGTTGAACATTTTGAGGACAAGTACGTCGATCATGTTCTAAGTGAAATTAGACGGGTCCTCAAGGTCGGAGGATTACTGCTTCTCTCAACACCCAACTTTAACGGTTCAGCCGCTAAAAACCATGTCCATGAATACACCGCAGACGAGTTGGGGAAACACATCTGGAAATACTTCACCGTCGAGAAGATGATCGGGACCTTTGCTAGCCAACGGGATATTGAACCTGTTCTTAGTCCGGCTGAACGGGAAGTCTATGAAAGTCTAAAGAGCTGGTTTAAACCGGAAATAATCTCGATCATGTTCTCTTCGATGCATCCACTTCAAAGTCGAAACATTCTCTGGGTCTGCCGGAAAGAGGACAAGATACGGAGGGACAATGCGGTTGACATGCAACAGGTTTAACGAATGGATGGAAAGTCTAACTAAAGAACCGAAGAAACTTCATTCAGTAAACGATGTATGCGACATTCTAAATCACTGTGTCGGTTGCGTCGACTGTAGCAAGGCTTATGATGACTGGTACTATTCTACTAAGAATCCCAATTGGGAAAAATATATGAAGGAAGATCGTTGATTCAAGGGGAGGGTTCAAGCAAGGGAGGTGAAGAAGAATGGACACTAAGACTGCTTTGAGTAGGATCCTAGAGACTCTAAAGAACTGCGAGGGAGACATTGAATCTGTTCTTAGCGACCTTTACCAAAGAGGTTATGACGATGGATTCGGAGCCGGCAAAGAAGAAGGAATTTCAGAAGGAGAAGAAAGAGAAAGAAGTCGGGATAAGACGCCTTACTCTGGACCGGGGAGTTAATGGAGAAATTCATTAACAAAGACTTTAGTTTCACTGATCAGGTAGAAAGGATAATGGCCTGTACTCGGTGCAGGCTTTCAACTCTATGTCAACACCGATGTCCCGGTCTAGGCGACTTAAACGCTAAAGTCATATTCGTTGGGGAAGCTCCCGGTAGAGTAGAGAATCCAGATCTATGGGGATTACCCTTTGTCGGGAATAGATCGAGCGATCTACTCTTGGATGCCATTTACACTAATTGGCCCAAGGGATACGACGAGGTCTTTGTGACGAACGTGGTTAAGTGTAACCCTCCCGATAATAGAAAACCCGAACCGGACGAAATAGAGGCATGCTCTTATCTTCTTAGGGAGGAATTGGCCCTCGTTAAACCGAAAGTCGTAGTGGCTCTAGGGAGGACAGCGGCTAATTGGTTTGGGGTTAATGAAGGTCTTAATACGGCTAGATGGAAGGAGTACAGTTGGAACAAGCGTCTGTTATTTGTAAAATTTCATCCGGCCTACATATTGAGACTGGGGGTTAAGGCGGAACTTCAATATATGGCAGAATTCAAATTCATGAGGAAGAGGATTGAAGAATACTAAAAAATATAATGCCAAAATCAAATTGGGCGGTCATGGTTCTATTCCTCAACCTCGGTGTAAAATTTGCGGAAGATTCGTCCAAGGAAATATTTCGCATCGGGAAGGTTCTGGTAAACTTTTTCTGTGCCAAGGTTGCAAAAAGAAAACATATATAAGTCTCCAACCAGCTTATAGTTCTAAGGAAAGACTATTTCGTTATCATAAACAGAAAATGATTGGGTGTCTGGCATGTTAGTCATAATTGAAGGCGTAGACGGAACCGGGAAGACCACTCTAATAAACTCTTTGAAGGAAGTCTTTAAGGACAGACGGGTCTTTAACCTCAATTACTCCTACCCCAAATGCTGGGAAATGTTCCAGGCCGCCTCTATGGCCAGGGGAGAATACTTTGGGGCCGTCAAAATCTTCGGGGAGATTCTAGAGGAGGATCCTGAAGCTATCATAATCTGTGATAGATTTCATCTAGGTGAATTTGCCTACGGTCCTATTAAGAGGAATTATCCCGAATGGTTAGCTCGAAAGACTTTCGAGGTTGAAGACGAAATCCTCAAAGAGATTGGGAAGGCAAATGTTCGTCTGATAATTCTGGGGGTTTCTGAACCGGAGATTGTAAAGACTCGATCGGAAAGGCCTGGAGAATACCTGACTGAATTAAAGGAATACACGGAAGTGAACGAAAGATATGCCGTGGCCGCTGGTAGGACGAGTCTTCCGTTCTCTTATGTCTTGGTTGACCGGTTGACCACAAAAGAGGTTTTTGAGAGAGTATTCCAATTCGTAAAGGAGAAAGTTGAATGACCGTCTTTAAAGGAAACAATGTGCCGGGACTCTATGTCGACATTCTTAGGGAAATCCTTTACTCTGGAAAAGAAGTCGGGCCCAGAGGACTTAAGACGAAGGAATTGAGTCCGGTCTACATAGAAGCCGCAGATCCGAGAAGGAGATTGTTTGGCCATCCTCATCGGAAAGAGGTTAGCATCTTTACTTACATAGAAGGACTTTGGATTCTTAGGGGAGAGGCTAAACCGGATAGATTAGTCCACTATGTCAAGCACATGGCCGACTTTGTGAATCTGGATACCGGGGAATTGGATGGAGCGTACGGACCTAGATTACGCCGACTATGGCCCCGTCAATATCGAAATTGGACTATTGCTTGTTCATCGTTCTCTTCGACTACCAATGGGTTAGGCATAGATCAACTTCAAGTCTGTTTTGAAAAACTAAAGAAGGATCCGGATACGAGACAAGCAGTCTGCATTATTCACAATCCCGTCTATGACTGGGGTCCTACGAAGGATTTACCTTGCACTCTCTCCTTTCAATTCCTACTGAGAGATAATAAACTAGACATGATCGCCTCTATGAGAAGCCAAGACGCTTGGTGGGGGTTCATCTACGACACGGGAGAATTTCAGTGGTTCCAAGAGATAATGGCCGGTTGGTTAGGAGTAGATCTAGGACGGTTCATTCTCTTTGATGGAAGTCTTCACCTCTATGAAAGGGATTGGGTTAAGGCCCAAGAGGTTGTTGACTTTGACTTCAACTTCTCCATCTATGATCAAGCTCAGATCTTAGACGCGAGACTAGGGAAAATGGACTATGACCAGACGGAGAGGGACCTAGCATTCTGGGAGAATTCCTGCAGGATCGGGGATTTTGATTCGGTGGATTCATGGGGCATGCATCGTGATTTCTATCTTAACTTAGCCGACATTATTATGGCTTACAACCTTCGACTTCAAGGCCACAAGGAAGAAGCCTATAAGATCGTGAAACACAACAAGTCCGACCTGGGACTGATATACGAGTCAAGGTGGAGAAAGAATGCTGAGTGACAAGGACATATTAGAGAGAATGAAAGAAAGCATAATGAACAAAGACTCGGGAGAAATTTCCGGTCTCTCTATATCGCCATATTACCCGCAGAAACTTGGATCGGTAAGTTATGACCTGACGACTCGTGTCGAGTATCAAAATAGAGGGGTTAAACGACTAGTCACCGAGGAGACCATCAACATACCGCGTGATCTTGTTGGCATAGTCTGTTCTAGGAGTCGATTAGCCATGAGGGGATTATTCGCCTCCTTCAGTTCTTTAGTGGATCCGGGGTATAGAGGGAAGCTGACCTTTCTAGTCTGGTGTCCGGAGGAACCGAATAAGAACTATGACGAGTCAGATCTATTTCAGATCATGTTTTTCAAGGTTGGAGAAGTAAATGTCACTTACAACGAGAAGCCAAACGCTACTGCGATGGATAGGCCGGGGTTTAGCCCGACTACGGGAAGCCCGCCTATTACGGACGTCAAGGGCGAAAAGAATCCTAACGTATAGGATCCTTTCTATCGGGTCCGAGTATCTGATTGTCTATCTAGTAACTGGTTCTCTGATTTATCCTATGATCACGACTCCTATCTGTATTCTACTTCATACCGGTCTTCATTATCTAGTCGAGCGGATTTGGCCATGAATGAAATAGAAGCGATTCAGTTAAAACTTGGAAACTCAAAGAACATTTTTGATGTCATAGAGGCGTGCAAGGATTGGAGGGAAATTCTATGCTTTAGGATCAAGGAGAAACTTAGGCCCTATCAGACTCCATTATCAGACAAGATGATCGAACTCGTTCTGACCGAAGGGGTAATAGGAAACGAGGTCAGTACTCTTTGGTCTAGACAAAGCGGTAAGACTGAGACGGTATCTCTCACGACATTAGTATTAGGGACTTTCAATATTCTCTTCTTAAAGGAGAATTTTGGATGTGGACTGTTTGCCCCGGTTGAAAGCATGATTACCCACGTCACTAGGAACAGGGTCCGACAAAAGTACAAGATGATTAAGCATTGGTTGGAAAGGGATGCCCACATAATTCAGACTGCGGGAGAAGGGTATACTGCAGCGACCTTCACTCTTCAGAATCTTATAAATGATAAGGAATTAACAATTAGATCCTTGTCCGCTGGGGAATCGGCTTCGATCCTAGGTGAAACATTTCGCCTCTTGATCATCGAACAATCTGAATTAGTCGATTCTCTAAAACTGAAGACCGACATATTTCCTATGGGAGCGGCAAAAGGCGGAGTAAGGATAATGACCGGAACGACTTCTCCTTACTTTAGGAACGAATACTTTCGGGAGGCCATAGAGAAGTGGAACAAGGATCCTAAGTTCAACAAGTCGACTTCGGATTGGGTCGAGATAGTGGACTGGAAAGAAGCGGCGAAAGTCTGTCCCGCCTATTCCCGATACGTCAAGAGGGAACGAGATAAACTAGGGGAAGACTCGATAGAATTTAAGACTCAATATGGCCTTGAATGGGTAGGAACAGCTCTCAAGTTCGTTGGTTGGGAGACTTTAGCAGTTCTCGAGCAGGACTATGAAAGTCTTCTAGAGCGTCTAAGATTCTTCGCTATAGACGTCGCAAGGGCCGGGGACTCGACGGTCGTTACGATCATAGAATTAGACGGAGGATCTATCCACATTCTTGGTTGGTTAGAATTGGAAGGGATTGACTTTGAAATTCAGATACCAACGATTGTTGGCTTTCTAGATCACTATAAACCTCTTCGGTACGGTCTACTCGACATTGCCGGCATGGGAAGACCGATCTATGATATGCTCAAGAAGAAACTATGGCCATGGGCCCGATTAGACGCATATTACCCGGCCGAAGGATCCAATGATGACATGTACAAGGCTTTGGACCGAGAAGTGGCTCATAAAAGAATCTTCTATCCAAAGACCGTTGCCGCTGATCAGAAGAAGAACAAGGCAAAATTCATCGAACAAATGTTAGATC